AATGCACCTACAGGCAACATACGGTCCATAATTAGCTTCCAAGCAGAAGCCTGATTCTTATGGTCGTTGTCCAGTGCAGCATCAAAAATAGCCTCAAGGACCTTCTTTGACTTCGGTGAAGCCAACATACGAGCTTTGTACTCGTTTATTATAGCAGCGTCACCCTTGGGTCTACCTACTTTACCCTTGTTACCGGGTTTTACAGCAGCTACTTCTGACTTCCGGGGTCTGCCACGACCTCTTTTTTTTAATTCAGTGGTCATAACACAAATTGTCCCTAATTACAACTATAGTATAACATAAGTCTTCACATAAGTCAAGCTCTTTTTCCCTTTGTGCGGCACAAGCAATAACCACGTGTTTAATCAAGTAGTTACAGTCGTTAAAACACAGTGTAATATTCCTAATTTTCACCTATTTTGTGCTTGAGTAGCTACTACAATTATCAACACAAGGCAACCCCCTCCCCCGGTCCAACATTGCCATGTCTAAAGTTGGCACGAGTTTTGCATGGGTGCAACATGTGTGCCACTTTAGTTGTTGGCATGGTTGTTGCATGTGTAAAACTGGGGTTGACAAGTGTGTGAGCTTATGTTGGACCCTTAGAGCGCCTAGCACAACACGAGGCACAACACAAGCAAAATAAAAGTAAATAAAAATTTAAAAAGTGTTGACACAGACATCAATGGCGATATAATAGGCCCAACAACAACGAAAACAGCAGTGCAAAACACTGTACAAACATACAGCAACAGGAGAGACACAAGATGCAACAGACAAGCCTTGAGATAATCAGAAACTTGCCACACTATACAGATGTAGACCTGAGAAAATTAATAGGTATGCTTTGCTTGGATATGTACGGTAAAGAAGTAGGAGCACAAGTCGCACGATTTGTATACGCTGAGAGAGACAGAAGGGACGCACTAATGAACGAAATCATGGAAGAAGTAGAGGAAGCACTAGCAAGCTAAGATGCCACAGCTCTGCCCATGTTGACAGCGTGGGCTTTGCTGTAGTATCTTCACAATTCACAACACAGGAGCGACACAACATGAGAAAGATTGAACTACAGATGAACAGAGCCATAGCCAACGGTGACAACTGGAGCAACGGTAACACTATGGTAACGTCTCACAATAACGGGATGTCTGAGGTATTTTTACATGGGCATCACATTGCGCGAGTGTGGCGTTTTGGTGATGAGGTACAGGTGGATACAGAAACTTTAAAGGATTGGCCCACACGCACCACAATGAGCCGTTTACGTGCTTTAGGTGCTGACGTATGCACTCGCAAAGGTGTTGTAATGTTAGACGGTAAGGAGGTAGCATGAAAACTTTACTACACGTGAACCAGCACAATATCCGAGCGAACAGCAAAGGTGCAAACCTGCCAGTGCTCACCGTGAAGGACTACAAGAACAACCGAAAATGCAACACTGCCATAATTAGAGACGACTCTGGCACGATTGTTGCAAAGCTTGTATACAGTCCCGACAAACCTTTGAGTTGTGGTGCTAAAGTTTGGATTGAAACAGAATTGACAGTGGAGACAATAGCATGAACGAATTGATAAAAGAGTATTTAGCACTGGTTGAGCGTACAGTTAAAACGAATGACGTATTCGCATACCAGAAAATTGAACAGATAGAGTCAGAGTATCCAGAGATTGTCGACGCTGTCTATCAGGAAGCAGGGCCTTTGTCCTACGATTTTCACAATGGAGTAGTGCATAATGTCTAGTACTACCCTAGAGTTTGACGTGGGCAAAGTCTCAGGGTCCTGCAGTGTCTACTTTGAACCCGCAGACTACGAGGGTATATATGTCTCATGTCCTGAGTTTGTAGAGTTTACAAGCGTTTCCCTAGGTGGTAGAATCATCGAGGACAACAAGATCAACAAAGCTTTAGACAATGTCCTATGGAAAGCATGGGAAAACAAAAAACAAAACGAAGGAGAGTTTTAGTATGTCAAATGATTTCAAAGAATCTATGCAGTGTTTTGGATGGTGTCTCATCATTTTCGGCAGTGTCTTACTTGTGGAGGTGCTGGCGTCATGATAAAACCTACCAGAGAAGAGCTGTTAGAGTGCTGGATGACTCTATTTAAAACAAAGGAAACGCTTTTGTCTGACCCTTCAGACGAACAGATGGTGCTGACAGTGCTTGACATTATAAACAGACTACAGAAAGAGGCACTGCATGATAGATATTGAGGGCAGACAGTTTGAAGTATATCAGAAGCGAGAAGCTGTAGCATTTTTAGAAGGTCTATTGCAAGATCTAGAGCGTCATGCTATGGTGTTTATAGACGACTATGGCGTTCTATTAGATGACCATAGACAACTGCAGCAAATCCTAGACAATGAACCACGGTTCAATTTACATTAACAGGAGGTGACACAATGAATCTATTTTATACAGAAGACGATCCACGTGATGCAGCTATATCGTTGTGCGATAAACACGTGGTCAAGATGATCCTAGAGACTGCTCAGATGCTCAGTACTGCTCACAGGCTCTCAGATACGCCACAGGCTCCATTTGTATACAAGGTGACCCACGCTAACCACCCCAGCACAAAGTGGCTCAGATCGTCTCAAATTGCCTACAAATGGGGCCTAGACCATCTGCAAGCGTTGTTTCAAGAGTATACATACAGATACGGCAAGGTTCACAAGACAGAACGAGAGAAACTAGAGTACCTCAAAGTGATACCTAAAGACCTGCCAGACTTGCCCTTTGTCGATCCTCCTCAGTGCATGTACGACGAATGCAGAGGACTTGACACTGTGCTGGCCTATCGGTCATACTATGCCACCCGTGAAAACGAAATTGATATGAGATGGACTAAAAGGAGCAAACCACAATGGCTATGAACAAGATTAAAAGATTTATTAAGTGGGTGATAGACGAAACTAAGGGTATATACTACGACATAAGAGACTGGAACGTGACAGACGATGACTTAGACTTTGTTTTCTGGGTCCTGTGTGCACTCTGGGCTTTAGGTTTAGTCTATTTTTTTGTAACTTTTGAAGTAACAGGGCAGGTGTTTGACGTATGAAAGTAGAATTATTAGAAATAATGGGCAGTGACCTAACAGTAGTGAACAGTGCTAGAGTGTCCTTTGCTATGGAGTCTGAGGAGTTCGGTAGCAGAGACAAGAAGCTTATCAGGTATCTAGCTAATCATAACCACTGGACACCTTTTGGACACGTACAGCTTCAGTTTAGGATAAAAGCACCTGTGTTTGTCGCTAGACAGCTTGTGAAGCATCAGGTGGGCCTAGTGTGGAATGAGGTGTCTAGGCGATACGTGGACTTTGAACCAGATTTCCACACACCTGAAGCATGGCGTAAACGTGCTGACAACAAGAAACAAGGGTCATCAGATGAAGTCTTCACAGGCAAGCAGGAGGAACGCTGGAATGAAAAATACTGTGACCTATTAGAACGTGTGAGAACAACCTATGATAACATGATAGCGGCTGGTGTATCACCGGAGCAAGCACGTATGATCCTACCACAGTCCATGATGACTGAGTGGTACTGGACTGGGTCACTGGCAGCTTTTGCACGTGTAGTGAAGCAGAGGGTTTCTGATGACGCACAGTACGAGTGTCGTATAGTAGCAGAGAAGATAGATCAGATACTTGCAAACACTGAGGAAATCAGCTATTCTTGGGCATGTTTAACGGAAAGGGAGTAAAACAAATGTTTGACACTGAAGATTTAGACTTGACTGATCCTACAGAGGGTTACATTAGTAGTAAAGCAGTAGAACACATGGCTGACAATCTGGCACTCGACGAGATGCACAATCTGCACTTTGGAGACATCCAGTTTGTACTAAAGGACCTGCTCAGGGAGAAATACAAACGTATGACCCCTACAGAGCTACAGAAGTTACACAAAGAACGCTTTTACTACGTTTATTCTGACGAAATGAATTTAGAGAATGAGGAGGATAGCTTTGGAAGCACTTTTTGAGTTTGCACTGACAGTAATTGCTGTACCTGCTGGTCTATTTTTGTTCATAATCTTGTTTTCTTGGATTGTAGCACTAGCGGCAGACCCTTACGCTGGGTTACCAAGTGACAAAGAACGAAAAACCATGTTAAAAAAGAGAAAAGAAAAAAGGAAAATTAAAGATGCGTTGTAAAGCCTGTAATAAAATTTTGGAAGACTCAGAGTTGACACGTAAGGACGCCAGAGGTGACTTCTACGACCTCTGCGGTATATGCTTAAGCAGTGTCTATGCTTGTGAACTAGAGGACGATAATTTTTTTGAAGAAATAGGGGATACCCTCTTGACACCAAGGACAGATTATGCTACCCTCTACTAAAGTAGTACATAAGTTACAACTAAAGTAATTAACTAAAGAAGTAAACAGTAGTAGTTACTACTGTAGTTACTACAGAAGTACTACAGAAGTACTACTGTAGAGACAGCCTACTGCGTCTGTTTGCTTCATTAAGGGGAACAACCTAGTTGAATAAAGTTGAAAGGAGGTGACACGGCATCCAAAACTGTGGTATACTATTAGTATGTTCAGGAGATTGTCTCTTGAACACAAACAAAAGAAAACAAACGGAGATTATTCCCTATGGCAGCAGCAGCTACTACTATCGAAGGCATTGTAAACTTTAGCAACCTGACTCAGCACGATGTGTACAACGGTCAGGACACTGGAGCATTCTCAATGACCATCACTATGTCCGAAGACGATGCTTCAACACTGGCGGCACAAGGTGTGAAGATCAAGGACTATCAAGGCAACAAACAACGTAAGTTTAAGTCGAAGTACGACATCAAGCGGTTTGACGCTGAAGGCAACCAGTACAACGGAGAAGTACCTTACAACTCTAAGGTGCGCTTGAAGTTTAAACTGGGTCAGCCTCATCCTGTACACGGTGTTGCTACTTACCTCGAAGCCGTGAAGGTCCTAGAGGAAGCAGAGATGACCGAAGGTGATTTTTCGGACTTCTGAGATGGCTAAATTCATTAAACATGAGGGGTGTCCTGACTGCGGTTCGTCGGACGCCCTAGCCATTTACGACGACGGTGGGGCGCATTGCTTTGCCGTCGGTTGTGACTACCATATACACGGTGCATCAGACATGATAACAACAGCACAGCCTAGCCCTACCAAGACACGTCTAAGCATGGGAGGTGTAGTGGCAGCAATACCTCAGCGTAGACTGTCTCAGGACACGTGTAGCCGCTACGGTGTTACTGTGGAGTACTCGACCACAGGTGAAATCATTAGGCACTACTACCCTTACTACAACTTAGACACAAATGAAGTGTCTTCGGCTAAAGTACGCGAGGTGAAAACAAAGAACTTCCATTCTAGCGGTGACATAACCGGAGTTGGATTCTTTGGGCAACACCTGTGTAAAACAAACAAGTACATCACCATCACTGAAGGTGAACTGGACGCTATGGCTATCTATGAGATGTCAGGCAAGCAGTGGGACGTAGTCTCGTTACGCTCAGGTGCGTCCAATGCGGCAAAGGAAGTCAAGGAACAGCTAGAGTGGCTGGAGTCCTACGGTACTGTGGTCCTGTGTTTTGACAACGACAAAGCAGGTGATGCAGCTGTGGACGCAGTCAAGGACCTCTTTAGTCCAAACAAGCTCAAGATCGTTAAGCTACCTGTGAAGGACGCTAGTGACATGCTTATGGCTAACAAGGTTAAGGACTTCATTCAAGCATGGTGGAACGCTAAGACCTACAGACCTGACGGTATTGTCGCTGGTACGGACACGTGGGAAAACCTAGTTGAAAAACGAAACGTAAAGTCAGTGCCTTACCCGTGGGAAGGACTCAATGTTCTCACCAGAGGTCACAGACCTTATGAACTCGTGACCATCACCAGCGGTAGTGGCATGGGCAAGTCTCAATTCATTCGTGAGATTGAGTACGACTTGCTCAAGCGTTGCGACGGTAACATCGGTGTCCTAGCGTTGGAAGAGGACCTCTCAAGAACGACTCTGGGCATCATGTCAGTGGCCGCTAATAGACCCCTGCACCTTGAGGAAGACACCCATGTAGACGACCTGAGACCCTTCTGGGAAGAGACAATGGGAACCGGAAGGTACTACCTGTTCGACCACTGGGGTTCTACTTCAGCTGACAACCTACTGGCACGTGTGCGCTACATGGCTAAAGCCCTAGACTGTAAGTTTGTAGTCCTAGACCACTTGTCCATCGTTGTGTCAAGTCAGGAGAACGGTGACGAACGTAAGGCCATTGACGAAATCATGACTAAGCTCAGGGCGCTTGTGGCTGAGACAGGCATCTGCTTGTTCCTCGTGTCACACTTACGGCGGTCACAGGGTAAAGCACATGAGGACGGTGCACAGATTAGCCTAGGTGAACTCAGAGGGTCACAGGCAATTGCACAGCTGTCCGACATTGTCATAGGCATGGAAAGAGACCAGCAGCATGAAAATGAAGAAATCAGAAACACTACGACTGTCAGGGTTCTTAAGAATCGCTACACTGGTGAAACTGGTCCTGCTTGTTACCTTGCTTATGATAGGTCTACCGGCAGGTTGAGTGAAGTACCTAACCCACACGTAGGGGACGACTTTTGATTTATCTTGATTTAGAGGCCAACGGTTTGACCCCTGACACCATTTGGTGCGTTGTTACCAAGGAAAACGACGTAACACTGGTACATGGGACCCCAGACACCCTCTCAGAAGCCCTCAGAGGCTCTGTGAGCGTAGTTGGGCATAACCTAATAGGATACGATATCCCTGTCCTGGAACGTCTCTGGGGCATCACAGTGGCTCCTGAGAGGATCATAGATACACTGGTTTTGTCACGTTTATGTGAGCCAAGTAAGTCAGGAGGACACTCACTGAGGAACTGGGGTAATGAACTAGGTTTCCCAAAGGGAGACCACAGCGACTGGACACAGCTTAGTCAAGAGATGATTGACTACTGTATCAGAGACGTTGAAGTAACAGAAGCAGTCCACCAGAAGTTGATGCAAGAGATGACCTGCTTCTCACCTGCAAGCATTGAACTAGAGCATAAAGTGCAAGTAGCAGTGCAGCAGCAAGAGAAGAACGGCTGGGTCCTAGATCAACCTTTGGCTAGGGACTTGTGTTCCACATTTAAGGAGAGAATGAATGACATCGAGGAGATACTACAGAAGAGGTTCCCGCCAATCATCCACGAGAGGTGGTCAGAGAAAACTGGTAAGAGGCTTAAAGACAAAGTTGAGGTTTTTAACGTGGGTTCTAGGCAGCAAATTGCGAAGAGGCTTTCGAGCCTTGGGGTTTGCTTCGACAAGCTCACGGAAAAAGGCAACCCGATAGTCGATGAAGCAGTCCTAGACACTATTGATCTTCCAGAGGCTAAGATCGTGAGTGAGTACCTGATGCTACAAAAAAGATACGCACAGGTAAACTCGTGGCTGGAGCATGTGCAGGAAGACGGTAGAGTACACGGTAGGGTCATTAGTAACGGTGCAGTCACAGGACGTATGACGCATCAGTCACCTAACATGGCCCAAGTACCCGCAAGTCACAGCCCATACGGACACGAGTGTCGTTCCTGCTGGACTGTACCAGAGGGTAAAAAGTTAGTAGGTTTTGATGCCAGTGGTCTTGAGTTGCGTATGCTGGCACACTACATGAAGGACGAGGACTATACAAATGAAATCATTAACGGTGAT